CAACCCCATCCACCCGCGCTTTGCCTTCCAGGATAGGCAGCCCCTTGGACTGGTACGACATTGGCAGGGACTTGTACGCCCTGGTAGGGGTGGACCCTGGTATCTCGATGTTTTCAAATATGCGTTGGGTTCTTTTGGTTGCTGGTATCTTAACGAGGCGGCTGCTGTGCGCGCCTTGGATTTTGCCTGGTACAATGCCTTCAATTGAATAGGAAATGGCAACATCTAAACCTTTTTGGTCGATGTCAATTAGATTCCCGTCAATGTAAAGGCGTTCATTCATGCAAATTCTAGTTTAAGTTGGCTTTTAAAATTCTGGAACCGCTTTTCCTGGGCATCAAAGTAGTCCTTGTCTAACTCTGTGGCGTAAAAGTCAAAGCCTAGGTCATATGCTGCAATTCGGCTTGATCCGCTGCCCAAGTGGGTATCTAGTATCTTGTCGCCGGGCTTGGCGTAGTTAGATAGCAGCCACTTGTAAAGGGCAACGGGCTTTTGGGTGGGGTGGATGCGGTGTTCTTTATTCTTCATATCCTGTTGGAGCATTCCATTCCATTTGTATCTAAACATATAAACCTTCACCCCTTCGCTATACCCTGCTATATCAGCCTGACTAAAAGGAGTGTTATCGTTGCACTTATCCCAAACAATCCTAGATGGGAAAGGAAAATGTTTTGCGTAATAATTGACACCCCAAACAATTTGCCTTTTAGAAACCCTAATAAGTTCACTGAAATACACTTCATTAGGTATGTCCCATGTGGTTGTTATTGGCTTATGGCTACTAGTGCCTAGCCGACTTCGGTAGTAAGTAGGATCGCCAGCACCTTCAAAATACGGCGGATCAACCACAGCCAATTCAAAATGATTGTTCGGAAATTGCCGCATGTATTCCATGCAATCCATGTTGTAGGTTTCGCTTATCATAGTCCGCTCACCGCTTTAAGCCCAAACAATATTGTGAACTTCACCTCCAACTCCACCTCCCTGTTATCCAGCGTCGGAACGGTCGCGTTATCGATTGTAACCGCGATGTATTGCCCCCCGCTTACTAGGTACACCTCCGGCGACTCAAACAGTGTTGCAATGTATTCCCCGTCCTCCTGCGGTATGCTGGTATTAACCTCGATTTCCTTTCGGCTCTGGATGTTGGTTTTAAGCACCCGCTTATCGTAACTGTTCGCCCGTGGTGCTGTGTAGTTCCACGTTTGCGCCACGTCTATGTTTTCACTGTCCGTCTTCACTTGATCGGTGAAGTTGCCACAAAACACGTAGCTTTCAGCCCCGCCGTACTTGCCAAACCAATGTAATTCCAGCTTATCGGGGCAACCTTGCTCGATGTTGAAAACCAATACCTCGCTGCTACCAACAAACGAACCGGAATACACCCCGGCCTGAACCGTGTAGTAGCTGTAACCACTAGATGAAGTGGGGAATGTTCCCGAATGAATGACCAGTTCACCCCCGGCGGTTTGGCCTAAGATGTTGGCAAGACCCACGCTAAACGTTTGCATCCCGTAATCGGTGAAGGCGTGAACTAGGTCAATGACCACAGTTGATGCCGGGCTGCCTGTCAGGTCATAAAAAACAAACTCGGCTGCATCGGTGCCGTATGTGAGGTAGCTCAAAAAGATATTATCCGCATCGGCTACCCGCCGGGCTTCCCGTTGTGCGGTCAAGAACTGGAACTCACCGTCACCCGTTGGTTGCTGGAAGATCGAAAGGTTGTAATCGTATTCCCATGTATCGGCTGATAGGGCATAGGTCGTGGTGCTTTGCTGCGCCGCCGTGCTAGTAACTAGATACCCGCTGCTGTTGATTGTTTCGGGGTAGATGTTGATGTAGGTTTCTTTGAAACAATCCGTGTTTGATTGGCGGTAGAAGTCGCCCAAGGTTCCAAACACGCTCGTAATCGAATCCACAGCAGGCGCAACGTTCGCTCCAACATAACCGGATGAATCTAGCAGAAAAATCCCGCTTGTTCCGGTCGTGCCTGAATACGAAGCGCGGTAAGTGCCAACACTAGCCCCGGCAACAAAGATACTGACTAGCAACTGCTCAACCCCGTCCGGTTGGATGTTCCGGTAGAGGATAGGGTAGAGGGTGCTGCTGATGGTGTCCGGGTAGTGTGTGTACATGGCTAGTTATTGAGTTTGCGCTGCGCTCGTTCAAAAATAGTTTTCACCATTCCCTTTGCAATAATGTAGGTTTCGTTTTCCTCGTATCCGTGACTTATAGTGAATGTTCCGTCTGGTTTAAATATTGCCGTTGGGATTGATAGATTCGCAATTTCATTCATCACCCGAATGTATGGTTCGGCTTCGGCCTTTGCGGTAGCAATTATTTGCTCTTGCTGTTCCTGCGTAAGTTTAAGTTTTATTGCACTATTCCCCATCGTCAAAATATTTTAAGAATGCATAAAGGAAAATATTAAACACAATTCCAGCCAAAAGAATTTGAGACATCAAACTCATCACCTCCCAATTTGTGTTTTAAAATACGATTCCAAAACAAAGTTAATACTTTCTTCCACACCACGTTCAATTAATGTGGCCAATTCCGGCTCCACGCCTTCCAGCGCCGCCTCTATAAACCCGGTGCGCTTGCCTGTGCTGGAAAACCGGGCGCTTGCTTTGGTGGGCATTCCCTCACGTTTCTGCTTTGATGCAATGGCAAAGGCAATACTGCGGGCTTCACGGTCTGATTTGCCCATGCGCCGCTTTACGTAGTCGATAAGCCCGGCAATGTATTTAGAAGAACGCGCCCCGCTGCCTGGGCTATACGGGATGTTTGCAGCCGTTACACCTGCGTTGAGGTTAGCCATGTAGTCAACAACGTATCCCTGAATTACAATGTCACTACCTGCTACAATCCTCGTTTCAAGCTGCTGGATTGCGTTGCCCGTCAGGTTGTGGCCTTGCGCTTTCCACTGTATTGCTACGGCTTGGAGGGCTAGGTTTGCGATCTGCTGGACGAGGGCGGTGCCGAGTAGTTGATTATCCATAGATACAGTCAAATATTTCGTACATCAATTTTATTACCCATTCCGGTAAAATGATTCGTTCCTTGTTCTTTTCGTAATACTCCTTTGCTGTATCGCCAAACTCAAAACCCATTGCAACCCAATCGCAAACCATTTGCACTAAATAAATATCTGCATACATGTCACCTTTTGCATCCTTAGTCCATGACTCCCAGTGATGGGCGTTGCTTTTCCAGTGGTGTTCCCATGCTGAATCAAACGCTTTTTTATCCTTCATTTCTCCCTTGGCTGGGAAAAAGTAATTTCTATATTGGGTAAACTCATATTCTGATAACTTACTTTCATCGTGCATTTTGATTGAACAATCAATTGAATGCCAAACAAAGTCGTCATAGATAAATCTAAATCCTTTCCCGTCGCATTTTTCGGTTATCAACTTCCATGCCTTTTGCACATTGTCGTAGTGACGTTCAAAGTAATTAAGATACTCTCTGAACTTTTCAATCCGATCTTTGATTGACGGGCTTCCTGTTAATGGTTTGTAGATAAGTTCTTTTACTTCCTCGTTTAACATGTCGCCTTAGTTGAAAATGTGAACTCAGCAATTACCGTAATAACCCGCCGCTGCAACGCAAAGCTATCAAACGTGAACTTAACCCCGCTTGTAACCTTGCCCGTGGTTTTGTAGGTCTGCATTTCCAGCACCCACTTTTCAGCCAATGCCCGTAACGCTTCCCACTTTTCAACCTGTGTTAGTGCATCTGGTTCGCCCTGGTCATCGTAGCCTAATAAATCGTCAAAAAAGACTTGACAATTGTATTGGTCGTTTCGCAAAACCCAATCGTGGTCAACCGTAGGCACCGCAAACAGGACACGCGGGTAAAGGTCGGTTTGGTCTTCCCCTGGTTCATCGTATGTTTGTGAGCGCGTCCGGTCACTAGGCCACCCGAATGAATACCCATTAAGCCCGGCCACCGCGTCGGTTACGGTTTTGAACTGCTCGTTTATTTGGAGTAGGGTCATTTGGCAGAGATTAAAGTGTGAACACCATCACCTGGAACGATTTCTACATCCATTCCAAGAACTTTTAAGCCTTTAAGATTGATTTCATTCATCCCTGAATCGTTTTGTAACTCCCTAACTAAGTGATCGAAACACAACCTAGAAAGAGTAAGCTTTTTTAAAGCAACTGGCATGTGCATTAGCCTTGGGTGCTGGGCATTTATAACATCGCCTATTAATGACATTACTTTCATGGTTCTGGATTTGGTACAAGGTCGGATTCTTCGACAACTACAACATTGCCGTGCTCCCAATAAGTCTCTACGAATGTAGCAAAATCAAGCGTAGCCCTTTTTTCATCAACGGTTAAAGTTTCAACTTCCGATCCGTCGTCATTGACGATTTTAAAAGGTGCTGCACTTGTTTGGCTAGCGTAGTCTTTTACGATTTTCATAACCTACCTTTTGCGTTTACCGCGTTGTTGAATTTGTTGCTGCCTGTTCTTCATTTCCTCAACTTTTGCAATATCGGCTTGAAGCGAAAGGTAAGTCATTACCTCATAAAGATTTGCCTTTTCAGCCGATTGGATTGCATTCGTTCCTGCGATGCTGAATAGCCCGCATTTGGCTACTTCCACTATCGTAATGTACCACCCGTACTTGCGCATCACCCCGGCTAGGTCGTTTGTAGCTCCGCCGCTGCCCGTTTTAGCAAAGACAGGTTTAAACCTAGCACGTAGTTGAGACTTAACGTTTTCAAAAAAAAACCTACTTCGTACAGGGTTTGCAGGGGTAGGGTCTTGAACCGTGCCCGGTTGCGTTCGTACACGTCATCGCTGTATTCTTCGTTCTCTTTACGCAGGATCACAGAACAAACGTTCAATAAGCCCTCGTAAAATTCGTGGGTGTCCGGCCTTCCCTTGCTGACAATTTCCGCGTTCTCTTCGTACTGTGCCGCCTCTGCAAACTCTTGTAGGGTACTTTGGCTCATTAGCTTAGTGGGTAGATTGTACACTTCGCCATCAATCAAGTACAACTGTTTATACTGAACCTCTCCAGGGTTACGCATAGCCCCAATGCAGTGGTGGTAGAGGTATTCCAGGTGTTCGGGACTGGTGCCTTGCAGCGTCTCCACCGGAACACCACAAAAATGACTTACCACCCGCACAAAGTAGGGGTAGAGTTGGGTTGAAATCCAGACCTTACTTTGCATCTTCTTTTCAATAGCCGCTACCCGCTTTTCGTTTATCGGCTCTTCGCTCACTGCCTCCGACATTTCCAGCATCAAGGCCGGGCGTGTGGGGTACACGTCGCGATAAAACTCGATAACCTGCTGGATTGTCACATCTTCGCAGGTTTCGGGGTGGGTGTATTTTTGGTTATTCAGTGAAAAGACCGTCATCTGTTTTTCGTTTTCTTGGTTTTGGTAGTGGGTCGTTTGAATTGTCTTTCGAGTAGGCTAGTACGTCACTAGATACCGCCTTCACGGGTTCGGCTTTCTTCAATGGTTGCGGCTTGATGGTTTCGATTCCTTTCGGGCGATCAATGCGCGGCACTTCCTGGCCTATACGGAGGGACGCGGTTTCCAGTGCGCTCTTGCACCTCAACCACATGCGGCGGTTGTGGTCGGTGGTGCCTAGTAACTCGATCACGTCGGAAAGGAGCGCGGTTATTTTGTCGGCAATGATTGTTTCTTTTTCGGTCATGTTATTTGCTATAAGCCAGGACGGTTGAACCTTCCAAAAGGCGGGTGGCGATATACTCCCCGGCCTTGATTAAGTGGTTGTTCTTGTCCAGCGGGATTGATGCCTTTTTGTCATTCCAAATGTAGTTGTTAAACTCAAACTTTGCGTTGTAACTTTCTGGGGTTACTACCCATGTATAGTCACTCAATATCCTAATCCGGTCAACCACGCAGCCGGGGTATTTCTCTACCTTTTGCACGTTTAACCCGATTCCTTGTAGTGCTTCAATGGTGCGGGGTTCGTTGCTGTCTGCTATAACCATGTCTTCCCCTGCTATTTCGGAAACACTGGTTTTGATTGTTTCGTTGCTCTGCTTGGTTGCGTACATTTCCTCCTTCAAGTAAACCAGCTTTCTGGCATCATCCACCGCAACCTTACACATTGCATCGGGGTTGGTGAAACCAAAGTCCAACCCGTACCCGTATGGTAACGTTAAATCAAATTCGCCCTCTATCCAATTGGGGTAAATTACCCCTTCTTTTCGTTCCTGCCATTTGCCTAGGTAACGGTGTGCATAAGCATCAGGGTTTGCGAGTTTTAGGTTTTCAATTAACTCAAGATAAGTATCGGGTAAATTCTCTTTGTTGTCAAGGTACGTCGTGTGAATATGGGTAATGTCAGGGTGTGTGCTGATTGGAATTTGTACTCCGTCGATTACCTCCATCCGGTGCGACTTAGCAAACCAGCGTCTCCAAATCCAATGGTCAACGTCCTGCGGGTTCATTACAATCACTATCGTATTTGGAACCCCAGTTGCCCGCAAAGAATCGTCTAAGGTATTGAACTCTTTTTCGTCGTGAAACTCTTCCGCTTCTTCGATGATTAGTTTGTTAAGTCCCTTGATTGACTTTAGACGCGCAGTCTGTGTTCCACTAGCCGCCTTGATACCGGAAAAGATAATTGTACTGCCTGTTTCCGTACTGCGTACAATGTTACCCGATACTTTTACCTTGTCTCGTTTGCCAAGGATATCTATTTTATCCCTAAATTCAGGGATTATTGATATTTCCGCACTCGTTAAAGTCCAGCGGGTGTATAGCGTAACCCAATCCTCGAACGACGTTATTTCATCACACGCACATAAAGAAACTGCATCCGACTTACCAGAACCCCGGCCACCCGTAACCAGTACAATCCTGGTTTGTGGGTTCCAAAGTGGCTTATAAATCTCATTGGTTACTCTTAATGACGTTTCCTTTTGCATCCCTTGTTGTGCCGTCTGAAAAAACAAACCGCTTTTCTTCGTTCAGACTTTCGCCTAGTGTAGAGTGGTCAAGCTTTTCCGGTGCATTGTACCCGCCCATCTTGTTAAGCATTTCCAGCGCCTTGAGTTTGTCGTACTGCTTAACCTTTACGCTTTCAACTGCTTGGATGATACTAGCCCCGGTTTCCTCGTCACCTCCCATTGTCTTGATAACGCGAGTTGTGGTTGTCACTTCCGCAATAGTTGCTTTTACTTCGTCGGGTAGTTGCTCCCACTCTTCCAGGCTTTCCCATGCCTTGCGTATGTCAGCGCCGGAACCGTAGGCCACCTTTGCAAGCTCTTGGGCGTTGCGGAGGGCGGATATTCCAGCAAATTCAAAGGCATTGTCTTTGATGAATTTTATATACTCCCGAACACTAAGTTTTGTTAAGTTTTGCGAACCCTGTTCATTGGCTGTCTTCTCGCTATACCCCGCCTCAATAGCCGCCTTTGTTGCATTCCAGTGGGTGCAATACCGTTCGCAGAAAATGCGCTGCTTTTCGGTTAAGTCGCCTATTTTTGGGTAGTCTATCATCTTTGCTTAGGGCTTATTGAAACCTCACTCGAAATACTACTTATCGCAACCTCATGCCAAGCCCAACCACCTGTATTTAACGCGCATGGTTTTTGTATCCAATGAAAGCCAGGTAAAGTACTTGGCATCGTTGGCACTGCTTTGTATGAAGAAATGACTTTTCGTTTCCGGTTTTTAACATTGCGTA